CGATTAGCCTCTACGATGCTAGAGCGCGTAATCGAGTATGAGGTAACCCAGTTTGGTGACTTTGACTCTGCTATGCAAGGCGTGGTGCAAGACCGCCTATTGCCTGGTCGCGGTACAGCGTGGGTGCGTTACGAGCCAATCATTGTTAACGAGCAGCCCGAACTAACGGGAATGCCAGAACTTAACCCAGACGAAGGCGTAGAGATCACCAACACAGAGGAAATTGAGCGCGTAGATTCAGCGCACAGCCCTGTGGATTATGTCTATTGGACAGACTTTCTCCATTCACCCGCCCGAACATGGGATGAGGTATGGTGGGTAAGCCGTTGGGTCTACATGACACCCGAAGAGGGCATCGAGCGTTTTGGTGATGTGTTTAAGAATGTGCCATTACAAGACCAGAATGACGATGTAGACTCTAAAAACCCAATGACCGCGAAAGCGACCTACGGGAAGAAGGCTAAAGTCGCTGAGATATGGAACAAACGCACAAAGAAGGTTTGTTGGGTTGCCAAAGGTTACCCCCAAGCACTTGACGAGCGCGATGACCCTCTTGAATTAGAGGAGTTCTTCCCTTGTCCCAAGCCTTTATTGGCCACAACAACCAATGGGTCAATGATTCCAGTACCAGACTACTGCGAATATGAAGACCAAGCCCAAGAATTAGACAACCTTACACAGCGCATTTATCTATTGGTGAAGGCTTGCAAGGCGGTCGGTGTGTTTAACGCTGAGTTCAAGGAACTTGGGCGGTTATTTACAGAGGGCGTAGACAACAAACTATTCCCTGTGACCGCATGGGCAGCCATGAGCGAAAAGGGTGGGCTAAAAGGCGCAATAGACATGATGGACACAAGTGCCATCATCAAGACCTTACAGCAACTTTATCAATCCCGTGAGGTTGTCAAGCAATCCATCTACGAAATCTCTGGAATATCAGACATTCTCAGGGGTTCTACTAACGCAAACGAAACCCTTGGTGCTCAACAACTAAAAGCCAACTTTGGTAGCCTAAGACTGAGGGCTACTCAGGGCGATGTGGCTAGATTTGCTACTGATCTGTTCCGCATCAAGGCTCAGATCGTTTGTAAGTTTTACCCACCAGAGTTAATAGTGGAGATGTCTGGGGTGATGAACACGCCAGAGGGTCAGAATCCGCAATTGTTGCAAGCTGCGGTGCAGATGCTCTCAAACAGCACGATTCGAGACTTCCACATCCAAGTCGAGGCAGACACACTAGCCCAGATTGACGAGCAAGCCGAGAAACAGAATGCTACCGAAGCAGTCCAAGCCATTGGTTTGTTTTTGCGCGATGCTTTGCCAATGGTTCAGCAAGCCCCTGAGATGCTACCGATGGCAAGTGAGATGCTATTGTTCTTGGTACGCAGATACCGCGCTGGGCGCAGTCTAGAGTCGGCTATTGAGCAAGCGATGCAGTCACTACAAGCAAAGGCACAGCAAGTAGCCCAACAACCGCCTCAACAAAATCCTGAGATGATGAAGTTACAGGCTGAACAGCAAGCCGAGCAAATGCGTATGCAAGCCCAAGCCCAGACCGAGCAGATGAAGATGCAGGCACAGGCTCAACTTGAACAAGCAAAAGCCCAACTTGATATGCAAATGCAAGAGGCAAAAGCCCAAGCAGATATGCAGTTAGAGCAAATGAAAGAACAATTTGCTCTACAACTTGCCAACAACGAGTTACAAGTCAAGGCTCGGGAAATGCAAGGCAAAGAGGAATACGAGCGTTGGAAAGCCGAACTTGATGCTGCGACCAAGATCATGGTGGCAAGGATTGGAAGTAACCCTGGCGTTGACCTACCCGTCATTGAGGCTGCCTCTGCTCAGATCACCAACGAATTGGGTGGGACTATCGTTCAAGCGATGGACAAGATGGCACTCATGCACGACCAAATGGCTAACCTACACGGACAGACCATGCAAAACATTGGCGAGGCGATGCAAAGGCTCAACGCGCCTAAGAAGGTTGTGAGGGGTGCTGATGGTCTAGTCATTGGAGTAGAAGTAGCATGAGCCTAGCCCTTGCTGATCGGGTAAGACAAACCTCTACCTCAACAGGAACGGGAACAATCACTCTAGACGGGTCGGTAGAGGGTTATCAGTCATTTGAGGTCATTGGTAACAACAACACGACCTATTACACGATTGCAGGCGGTGCTCAATGGGAGGTGGGGATTGGGACTTATTACGGGGGAACTCTAGCGAGAACTACTGTAATTTCCTCCTCCACAGGCTCAAAACTTGATCTTGCCACAGGAACTAAGGATGTATTTGTAACCTTGCCATCAAGCGTGGCGGTAACAAGTGGCACAGATGTAACCTTAACCAAACTTACTACACCAACAGTCCAAGCCACTAACTCGGGCGGTTTATCCCTTAAAAACTCCGCAGGCACAACCCAGATCAGCATGGGTGGGGGCGGTGGTGACAACATCTCCCTTAATGTATCGACCAACCTAAACGGCTCTAATGCTCAGATCGACATTAGCCCTACGGGTACGGGTCATGTCCACATAAAGCCTAGTGGTACGGGTTCAATCGAGGTTGCCCCTACAAATGTAGGAACGATCAACAACATAACCATTGGTGCAACAACGGCTAGAAACGGCACTTTTTTAAACATGAGCGCAACAACAGGAACAGTATCAACAGCCCCTAGCGGTGGGACTGATATTGTTAACAAGACCTACGCAGACGGACTAGCAGCTAAGTGGGGTGAGTGATGTTTGGCATAGCATCTTTTGCTGAACTGCCTTTTGCTGGTCTAACAGGCGCAGCCCCTCCACCACCGCCACCGAGCGACATTCTCCTTGGTGGACACTTTGGCTTTGACGAGAAAAAGCGCGATGCTGAGTGGGCAAAAGACCGCAAACTAGAGGCACAGAGGAAGAGAAAACTCAAAGAGGCTTTGTTTGGTTTACCGCCAGAGGTGAGGGAAGAGATTACATCTGCGCCCGAGCAAACAATAGATATTGCAGTCAGAAAACAAATTGATTATGATTCTTTGATGCAAAAAGTTAAAACCTTAGAAAATAAGGTTAGACTTAAGCGAGATGAAGAAGACATTGCAATGATATTGGAGATGATGTGAGACAAACTTGGGTATTTCCATCTGACGGGTCAGAGCCTTACGAAAAGCACCTCGGCCCACCTAATGAGCGATATTCTGTAATGGGCGATATAGCCCCTTTCATGTCACCTGACGGGGTGATGATTGAGGGACGCGCCCAATGGCGAGAGCACCTAAAGCGCACAGACTCCATCGAGATGGGGCATTCTGATGTCAAATATGCTCAACAAGAGTGGAACAAAAAGAAGGCAGCTCACAACGATCGTCTTCGTGGGCAAGTGGCGATGGTGCAAGAGTTTGACCGACCAGGCGCACCCATAGCACCCATGAAAATGTCTAACCTAAATGTAGAGATGGCGAATCGGTTGCATAATCGACCCATGCCAGAGCGCAAAGAAATGATTAAGTTGACTTTAGACCAAATGAAAAGGATGAGATAAATGGAAAACGAAGTTGTCGCACCCGACACGATTGACCCAACTCCCCCAGAAGCAGAAATTAAGACCGAATCGGTAGCGGTTGAGACCAAGGCAGAGCCTCTCAGTCGAGCAGAGGTAATCCGCGAGGCACTCAAAAAAGACACCAAAGAGCCTAAAGAGGCTAGGGCAGAGAAAGCCCCCAAATTCCCTACACCTGACAGACAGGAAAAGCCTGCTATCCAAGCCCCTGATATGCCAAAGTCTCTCAAGTTAGAGATGAAAGCACATTGGGAAAAAGCCCCTCCTGAGTTACGCCAAGCAATAGCACAGAGAGAGGCAGACTTTGAGCGTGGCATCAACACATATAAGAGTCGTGATGCCGAGGCAAAGGCGATTACAGACCTTTTCCAACCATACGAGTGGATGCTGAGAAACGAGAACGCAACGCCTGCAACGGCTATTGCGCCACTTCTCCAGACCGCAGCCCTATTGCGTACAGGGACGCCACAACAGAAGTCTCAGGCTGTGGCGCAGATGATTCAGCAGTTCCAAATACCGCTAGATCAGGTCGCATCCCACTTTAATGGGCAAGCACCACAGCCACAAGATAATCACTACAATCAACTCGCGCAACAAGTTCAACAACTGACTCAGCACATCACGCAGAGCCAGTATGAGGCGCAGAAACAGAATGAAAGCCGAGCACTCTCGGTAATCCAGCAGTTTGCGGCTGACCCCGCGAATGCACATTTCGAGGCAGTCCAAGACAGGATGTTGACGCTTCTCCAAGCACCGCACATTCTCGGGGACACGGGTCTTATGTCTGAGCGCGAGAAATTGCAATTAGCGTATGACACGGCCATTCGGTTAGACCCTGCGATTTCGCAACAGATGTTTGCTCAACAGCAACAAAACTTGCAAGCACAGAGTCAAGCCCAGAGAGCAAAAGCTGCGGCAGTTCAGATCAAAGGCGCACCAAGCGCGGGTTTGACTACCGCATTAAATCAAACTGATCGCAGGGCTGTAATTGCTAACGCATTACGAACTGCAAATTATTAAGGGGAATTCTTATGGCATACGCCAATAGCAATTACTCAGATGTATTAGCAACCACCATTGAGTCGCGTTCTGGCATCGTTGCCGATAACGTCACTAAAAACAATGCGTTGTTAACCCGTCTGAGAGAGAAAGGCCGTTACAAGCCTTTCACGGGTGGTTCGACTATTCTGCAAGAATTGTCATTCCAAGCAAACTCCACAGCCATGTATTACTCTGGTGCTGAAGTGTTGAACATCTCCCCTGCGGATGTGATCAGCGCGGCTCAGTTCCCGATTAAACAAGCTGCCGTGGCAGTTACCATCAACGGACTTGAGATGTTGCAAAACTCAGGCGAAGAGCAGATCATTGATTTGTTTGATGCCCGTTTAGATGTAGCAGAGGCTTCTATTGAGAACTTGATCTCTACGGGTATTTACTCGGACGGAACAGCGAACAATGGTAAGCAGATCACAGGCTTGCAGGCAATGGTTGTCGCATCACCATCTACTGGTGTTGTTGGCGGTATTGATCGTGCTACTTGGTCTTTCTGGCAAAACCAGACCTTTGACTTCTCTAGCGACATTGGTGCAAGCGCAAGCGCGTCTAACATTCAAACTGGTTTCAATCGTTTGTATGCCAAGACCTCTCGCGGTTCAGATGTTGTGGACTTGATCTTGTTGGATAACAACTTGTGGTCATTCTTCATGGCTTCTTTACAGAACATTCAGCGTTTCCCTGGCTCAAGCAAGATGGCCGAACTCGGCTTTGTTGCAAGCAAGTATATGAACGCAGATGTGGTTCTTGATGGTGGTATCGGTGGAAATATCCCCGCATCTACTGGTTATTTCCTTAACACGAAATACATCTTCTTCCGTCCACACGCAAACCGCAACTTCGTCCCAATTGGCGATGAGCGCATGAGTACCAACCAAGACGCGATTGTGCGCTTGATTGGATGGGCGGGTAACATGACAGCCTCGGGACTCCAGTTCCAAGGCATTATGACGGAGTAAAAATCATGGCTGATTACATCACCGATGGAAAAATTGGCGTTGACTTGACCGCAACCTATGCGTCAACCTCCGCAGGCTCTACTACGCTATTTCCTGTCACCCCAGGCACTCGCGTAAACACAACCAACAATGGTGTCTATGTCTTTGCTCGCGCAGAGTCCACCATTAGCCAGTTTGACGCTGTGATCATGAGCACATACGCAGATTCAGCGAGTTCTACTCCTGTTCTTCGTGCTGTTCCTGTCACAACGACCAACGCTGCGGCTCTTGGTTACAACATGGTTGGCTTTGCACAAACCGCTATCGCTTCTTCCTACTATGGTTGGATTGGTATTAACGGAGTGTTGCAAGTTAACTTGTTGGTTGCTTGCCAACCTAAAGTGCCTTTGTATACCACTGGTACTGCGGGTAAATTGGACGATGCTACTGTGTCGGCTGGTTACATCCAAGGTATCGTGGCTAATACATCTGCCACCTCTGCATCTGCGCCATTCTGCGTAGTAAACAATGCAGGCTTGATGACTTCTAACCCAGTCTAAAAGCGGATGCCCCCCACAAGGGGGCTTTCTAATGACATTTGTTCCCCTAAAGATTGTCGGTAAGTGTGTTGCTGACGATGAGACTTTGTTTCAAAACATGGAAAGTGCGGTAGCGCGTGGCTACCCCCAAGTTAAGAGACAAGAATCCCCCAAAGACGGGGTGATCATGCTAGTGGCGAGTGGGCCGAGCGTGGCGGGGCAGATAGATGTCATTAGAGAGATGTCCAAAACAACTCTAATCGTTGCAATTAAAGACGCACACGATTGGTTGATAGATAACGGGGTGATACCAGACTACGCCCTAGCAATAGACCCCCAAGAGCACAGAATATCGTTCCACAAGCCCAATGTAGGCGTGGAATACATGATTGCCTCTCAATGCCACAAGGCTATGTTTGACAACCTAGAGGGACAAAAGGTCACGATCTGGCATCCCTATGTGATGAAGGGTCAAGACAGACCTAAAAACAGCCTACTTATTGGTGGTGGCACAACCTCGGGATTACGGGCTATTTCTCTGTTCTATGTGCTCGGATGGAGACACTTTGCTCTATTTGGGTTTGATTCTTGTTTAACAGGCGATACGCTAAGAATCAACGGCTCGGGTCTTAAAGAGGGCGATCAACTCACCGAGATCAGAATAGAGCAAGACGGAGAGACTTTCTACTGCAACGCAGCTATGGCTCTGCAAGCCGAGCACTTTCAAACCTATTACGATTACCTACCAGATTCGCACTATTACGGGTTTGGGCATGGGCTGATTCAAGCGATCATCAAGAAGAGGAAAGAGAACGCAGTCGAGTTACAAGCCTTGAGCGACAACAAAAAAGAGCCAAACAACAGGGTTTCATTTATCCACTTTGGTGACAAGACTTCCGCTAGTTGGCGATATAGAGCCAAGATCGTGAGCGAAGGGTGGGCAAGCCTCAATGATTTTACTGCTGACACCCTTATCTTTGCCAAACCACAAGCCAATGAACTGATGCACATGGCAAGAGCCAAGGCAAGGGGCGCGTGGGTAATCGTGGACTTCTGTGATGACCATTTTGATTGGGTTCACTACAAGGAAGCCTTACGGATTGCTGACGCTGTGTCATGCAACACCGAGGTCATGGCAAAGATCATCAAGGAACACGGACGGGACGCTACTGTGATTGGTGACCCTTACGAGTACCCAGAAGCAAAACCGCACTACAACGGGCTAAACCTCCTTTGGTATGGCCACGCAGTCAACAAACACAGTTTAGAGCGCATATTGCCAGACCTAGAGGGCTACAACCTACGGGTGGTATCCAACTTTGGCGGTGCTATTCCTTGGTCGCATGAGACCATGCTAGAAGAATTTGCGAAAGCAGATATTGTCTTAATGCCTGCAACCGCAGAATATAAGAGTCCCAACAGGACGATTGAGGCAATCCGACAAGGGTGTTTTGTGGTCAGCGAGAGAGACCTTGGAATACCCCATATTTATGTAGGCAACATCCTAGAAGGAATTAAATGGACACAGACACAGGACATCAACACCCTAATATCCAAGGCGCAGAAGTTCGTAACGGACGAATTTACGCCAAGAATACTGATCGACAAGTGGAAGACACTTACGGCATTGCGTACAACCTCGGATGCGGTAATAAAAAATGGGACGGATGGATAAATGTCGATCTGCACTCAGATATTTCCGACATCAAGTGCGACCTTAGAAAATTAGAGATAGCCTCAGACAGCGCGGATGCGGTAGCAGCTATCCATGTGCTAGAGCACTTTTATGAGTGGGAAGTCGCTGATTTGCTAACAGAATGGAAAAGAATCCTAAAGCCAGGCGGTAAGATGATTCTCGAAATGCCCTGTATGGATAAGGTGTTTGCCTATGTAACCAACTGCGTCCATAGCAAAGAGCCATTGCAGCCCTTTATGACCATGTGGGCGTTGTATGGTGACCCCAAGCACAAAAGCGAGGCAATGTGCCACAAATGGGGTTGGTTTCAAAATCCATTAAGAAATATGCTCGAATCGGTAGGCATGACAGAGATCAAGTTCTGTGAGCCAAACTACCATTTCCCATTTAGAGATATGAGGGTTGAATGCTTAAAGGCGTTATGACCAATGCCGAAAGGCATAAGCAGATGGAGAAGTCGCTACACCTCCCATTATTGAAAAAGCGAGACAAATTCAATGATCGGTGGGTGTCTATCGTCTGCTATGGGCCAAGCCTCTTAGACACTTGGAAGCACATCAAACGCCCAATCATCACAGTATCAGGGGCGCACGACTTCTTAGTGGACAAGGGGATAACACCTGATTGGCACATTGACTGCGACCCTAGAGAACATAAGGCTAGGATGCTAAAGAAGCCCCAGAAGGCTACAAAGTACCTATTGGCATCGGTATGCCATCCGACCTATTTTGAGGCTTTAAAGAGGCATCAGGTCAAGATATGGCATCTAGTTAACGGGGATGACTTTGAGACTGTGGCGTGGGTAGCAGACAAACACCCAGAGGGGATGGAGAGCCTGATCGGTGGTGGTTCATCTGTCGGGATGAGGGCGATGAATGTGAGCGCAGCCCTCGGGTACAGAAAGTTCCATATCTTTGGTATGGACAACAGTTTTACAGAGAGCAGACACGCGGGGGAACATTTGGGCAAGGAACAGGAAAAAATCCTAGTCCAAGCGGGTGATAGGACATTCCAAACCACTAAGCAGATGTGCCAAGCTGCGATAGAAATGGAAAAGTTCTTGGAAACTCAAGACGCAGAGGTTATATTTCATGGTGATGGGCTGATGCAGGAAACTGCCAAAATTCTTAAACAAAGGACTTAATATGCAAGACGCAAACTGGACAAATGATAGTTTTATGGAAGACAACCGAGGCAAGATGGCGGTGTTTTTCCATACTGTGCAAGTGCAAAACAACTTCAAAACGATGACCGAAAAGCGTCCGATCTTTGAAGAAAAGATATTTCTGAAGAAATTAGTGCCTGGTGACTCCACTTTGGTGGTTGACCGCCCTATGCGTGAGCAAGACATTGACGAGTTTCCAATCGAGTGGGCGCGTTTTGAGCAAAAGAAAGAACAACGGGTCTCTGGCACTCCAATTGATGTGTGGTCAGCAATCAGCGAGACCCAAAAGGCTGAATTTAAGGCTTTGCATATCTTCACAATTGACCAGTTTGCACAACTTGCAGACAGCGTGGGCAACAAGATCATGGGCTTTAACGACCTACGGGACAAGGCTCGGGCGTTTATAGCCGCAGCCAAAGATAGCGCAGTATTCGATAAAATTCGTGCTGAAACCGATGCCAAACTCGCACAACAAGAGGAAGAAATGGCACAATTGAGGGAATTGGTTAATCAGTTAACTGCTAAGAAATCTGGCAGACCGAAAAAAGAAATGGTGGAGTAAATGTCCTATACCCTATTAGAGTTGGTTGATCAGGTCTCAGGCGAACTTGGACTCACCCAACCGCCTCTAGTAATAGGGTCATCTAACAACCAAACCATTCAACTTCTAGCCCTTGCACAGCGTCTTGGAAAAGACCTTGTAAGGGACTTTGAGTGGCAAAAGTTAGTAAAAGCCTACATTTGGCAAACTCAGAATGCGGTTTCCACAACTGGAAACATTACCGCAAACTCCAAGATCATCACAAACATTCCTAGTACGGCAAGCCTACAAGTCGGGAATGTAATCACGGGGACAGGACAAACCCCCTATGCTGAGATTCTTACGATTGACAGTAGCACTCAGGTAACGCTAAACGCGCCTGTAACGACCTCTACCGCATCGGTCTCCATGACCTTTGCCAAACAGGATTACGACTTGCCTGCGGGGTATGACCGCATGATTTCAGACACCAACTGGGACAGAACAGACCATTGGCGCAACATTGGAACGAAATCATCTCAGGATTGGCAGTTCTTACAAGGTGGCATTATCTCGATTGGCCCTCGTGAGCGTTATCGTATCTACAACGGCAAATTCCGCATATTCCAAGCCCTTACGACTGTTTACAACTTTTCTTTTGAGTATGTGTCGAACTATTGGGTGTGTGCTGCGGGTTCTTCTGAAGGCACAAAAAAGGAATATACAGCCGACACCGACACTTCTGTATTCCCTGATGACCTAATGATGGCGGGGCTGAAGTTCTACTTCTTGAAAGCCAAGAAACTTGATTACGGCATCGAATTAGGCGAATTCACACGGGCATTGAGTTACACAAAGGCTCAAGATGTACCAGTTCCATCCATGTCTTTAGCACCAGTAGGCATGAACCAATTGGTCGGGCCTTGGTCTGTGCAAGACGGCAACTGGCCAAGCGTTTAACAGGAGGCGTTATGAAATTAGACGGACTTTATGCAAATATCCAAGCGAAGAGGGAAAGGATAGCCGCAGGCTCGGGCGAGAGGATGAGAAAGCCTGGCACAGAGGGCGCACCTACCGCTAAAGACTTTAAACAAGCTGCTAAGACTGCAAAGCCTGAGAAGAAGAAATGAGCGCGGCTTGGCAACGCAAAGAGGGTAAGAATCCCGAGGGCGGTTTAAATGCCAAGGGACGCGCCTCTGCAAAGGCAGAAGGCATGAACCTCAAGCCTCCTGTAAAGAGTGGCGATAACCCTCGCAGAGCGTCTTTTCTAGCCCGTATGGGCGCGATGCCTGGGCCGATGGAAAAAAACGGAGAACCCACCCGATTAGCCCTTTCGCTAAAGGCATGGGGGGCATCGTCTAAGGAAGATGCGAGAGCAAAAGCCAGAGCAATTTCTGAGAGAAATAAAAAATAATGCTCAAACAATACTCAAAATACGCTAAGTTAAAAACCCAAAGCGCAACCACAATCACTGTGCCTGCCCCGATTGGTGGGTGGAATGCTCGGGATTCGCTAGGGTCAATGGCGATTGAGGATGCGGTGACGCTGACGAATTGGTGGCCTGGCACGAACTCGGTCATCTTGAGAAACGGC